GCTTCAGCCTCGTGTCGGCCTGTCTGTCGCCCACCTCGGCCTCCAGCTTAGCTACTGTAGCCGCTGAATTCCGCTGCTCCAGCTCCATCTTAGCTTTAGCTTCAGGAGAGTCCTGATCGCCCTGCATCTGCTTAAGAATCTCAGATTTACGCTGCAGGCGACTGTTCTCGATGAGCACGCTGTCTGGTATGGCGACGCCGATCTCCTTGAGGGCGCGCGCCTGCTCGAACTGGCTATCTTCCATCGTGGCGCGGAACGGTGTGCTTGTAATAACAATGTTGTACTCGCCCAGTGTCAGGTCGTTGAGTATCTCGTCTACGTATCCATCCGGCTGCTCGCCTCCTTCACCGGCTTCTGGCTGCTCGGCAGCCGCGGGGTTAGGCTGGTTAACGACGATAGACTCCGGCGCGCGAGTAATGTCTTCGTGCGTTATGTCGATGATGCGCTCTTCAGTGTAGTAGTTCTGTATCAGGTCCAGTACGTTCCGGGCTAGAATCCAGTCGGTACGCTCCAAGTTGTCCATAACCTTAGTCATGTTCACGGAGCCGCGTTGTGTCTTGTATGCGATAGCCTTGGCCGCTACGTCCTCGCGGTCGAAGCCCTGCATGGAGTCAGACACGTTGGATATACTCTTGATGTGGTCCTCGGCCTTGGCGCTTATACGGTCTAAGCCGCTAGGTGTCTGGTTAGGCTGAATCTTCTCGGCGTTACTTACTTCATCCAGCTCCAGCACCAGACCCGTCTGCGCGCCTGACTGCTCCAGCTCCTCGATAGACATGTTCTTCAGTGAGCCGGTCTTCACTCTCCAGCCGCTGTTCGCGGTGGTGTTGATGATGTGCAGCTCTTGGCTGGACACCTTGTTCAGTATCTCCTGAGGGCTCAAAAGGTGCTCTACCACGCCTAGTGTCGTGCCGTAGCGGAAGTTAGGGAAGTATGGAACTACTGTAAAGTGCTTATACGGAGACCAGTCGTCGTGCAGTACTATGCTATCTGCGGTGACTGTCCAGCGGATGCGCTTGATCTGCTTCTTCGTCACGTTGATGGTGCCGCCGGCTTTCTCCATGACTGAAGCGATCTTGTTGCGGTCCCATCCGTCTGGTATAGGGCGCATGTCGCCTGTCTCTACGTCCACGAAGTGTTTCTGGCTGTCCAGCTTGCGGTACTGGCGCTCTAGTACACGTATGTTGCGGCGTATGTTAGTGTTCTTGTCGTCCAAGCCGTGGTACGCGTCGGTAAGTCCGGGGCCCGCGAACCGGTCACGCACGCGCTCCATACTGTCGTACGAATACGGGAATGCGCTCTCGGTTACAGTCTTGAAGTGCTCAGCGTCTTCCTTGTTATACAGAATTTCGATGTCCATTGGGGTCAGCCACTTGGAGATCATTACGTCGTTCCATAGGTCTGGATCGTACTCCTCGGCGTCTGGGTCGATGATGACGTTCTTACTGTTCAGCTGCATGATACGTACTTCGCCCTGCATCTGATCGTTGAAGTCTAGGCGCACGTCGTAGAAGCCGCGGGAACGGATGATACCGTCGGCGAACACGTCGGAGCGTACCCAAGGTAGCTGGTTGTTCTGGGCAATCTGCATCCACACTTTGTTCAGCGCTTCTGCGGTGTCCGGGCTAGCGCCGTTGGTCGGCCTGAACAGAACTTCGTTGCGATTGTAAATCTGCTCGCCCATGATGGTACCGACGGTCGAGACTATCTTATTAATAGTCATCGCTGGGCGCTTCTGGGCTTTGAGTGTGTTTATGTCGGTGTCTGCCCATTGATTGCCGGCGAAGAACTGGTCACATTTGTTGGCCTTCTCAAGGAAGGCGTAGTGTCCGCGCTCCACCATACGGCGGTAACGGTACCATTGCTCGGAGGCTATCGTGTGATTTACTGGCATAGAGGCGTCCCATTAGAATTCATCAGAGTCTATTAGAGTTAAGGGTTTGCGTCAAGGGCTATAGGCCGAGTATGAGGTGGCGCAGCGGGTCTTCCTGTTCCATAGCTGCCACGTCGCTTTTTACTGCCTCCGCTACGTCCGACCACATAGTCGTGCCGTCGTAGTTGTAGGAGGTGATGGTATTTGGCGCCGCGTACAGCTGCCCTAGCGCGCTCAGGATGTAGTATTTTACTGACACCGCGTCTGGAGGCCCCGACGTATAGGTAGCCAACGCGGCTGCCACTGCTGCTGTTACGGCTGCCGGTAGAGCTTCCGCGATGTTCGCCGGGCTCGCTACAAGCGGTGTGGCCGTGCTGTCTACCGGTTTCGCCCCCGACACTGCGGGCTTGATGGCGCTGGCTGCGGCTGCTTTTGCCGCTGATGTATATGGTAAGCCATTCTGTACTGCGGTATACGCGGCTGTGCCGGCGGCGTCCGGTGTCTGATCTGCGCCGGCGATTTTGGTGCTCACAGCGCCGACGAAGTAAAGTGTAGCTTCGCGCGCGAAGTACGAATGGCCTGATGGTAACGCGACGACTTTCGGCGCGTCATCCCCTTTATCGTCCGTTTTTGGTGCCCAGCTCGTCGGCTTGATGGTGCCGGTACTCCAGTCGAAGCTGCACGTGGCTTTACCGTAGTACGCGACACTGGTACAGCCGTCGGCGTCGGAGGGGTCGGGGAAGACGCCGAGCAGCGTGCCGTCGGCGGCTACGGGGCCGAAGAGACGGAGAGAGACGGACTTTACGCCGTACACGCCTGAGTTGTTCCATGCCGTGTTGCCGTCGTGCGTGGTGTTCGGTGTCTCCGCGTGGTATTTCGGCAGGACGGTATTGTGGTAGGTCAGGATGAAATCGGGGGCGGTGCCGACTAGGGTGTTGGCGTATTTTGGATACGACGGTGTGTACGTGGCATTTGTTAGCGGATTGCTTGGTGGGCCCCACTTTGAATCGCTTGAATCGCCCTGCTGCACTACGCCACTCCACAGTAATCCTAGACCATAAACAGTACGGTCCTTTGTGAACTGATGTAGCAAACGCGATTCTTTACCTGTGGGCTCGGCAGTATCCACATACCAATCAAGATACGTATCTTCTGTTACAAAAACGTACGCGACTGTATCTGGAGGTAATGTGTACCCTGTAACTTTCCGCGTCAAAGTCCCGTCAATCACTTTCTTCTGAAATACCCCCGCCGCATCGGTGTAGCTAAACGTTACCGTCCGCGTCGTTACTTTCGTTCCCGCCCGTGTCAAATTCGCCGAGGTATCACTGACGATAACATCCGTGGCTGGATATGTCGCGGTCATTAGAATAGGCTGGTATGTTTTTAATGAGGTGCGGCATTGTGTCTTGATCGCATAGTCCCAGCCCGCCGGGATTTTCCCTGTCTGGAGTTCTGCGCGAGTGACACCTGTTGCGCCGGCTTTGAAATTATTTTTCAGCGCTGCCGTTAATTCGGTGGTGTTCTTTTTAAGCCACGCTTTGCGGCGGGCTTTGAAGGCAGTTGCATCAGCCCCCCAAGTTGCTCTATATGCAGCAGCGTCTCCGTGTTTTCCCCCGTATGGCAAACTGAAGTATGGAAATCCAAGGCTTGTTGAATATGCGACAGGGAAATTAAGATCATCCCATATTGTAGGGCGATCTTCCGCGCCATACACACAATCTTCAGGAACTTCAAAGGTAGGCAGAACTTTTTTGAACTTTGCCCCTGGGCCGTATGATGCTGAAAAAATGTTGTAACCTATTATGCTTGTATCAGTTTCAAAAAAGTATACTGAGCTACCTCCCCCACTCCATCTTGTAGTGTACGTAAAAGCTGACTTTGTTGTTATTGAAGCGCTGAATCCATATACCAATGGGGTGACGATACCTGTATTTGAATCTGCGTACAGCGTTACAGCCGAGTTGGCTGGGATGCTAACCACGCTTTCGTTCTGCACCTCGCTCGCCAGCACTTGACCGTCGGTGGTCATGACGTAGGTTTTTTTCCCTCCAGTGTCGGCGGCTTGGTCGGCGGCTAGGAGCGATTCGTAGGACGGTGAAATCGCGGTCACACTGTCGTAGTTCGTCCAAGCATATCCATAGGGTAGACCTTTTCCGTCCTGCACTGCGTTCCCACTGATAGTTACCCATAATGCGTCGTCCGCAGGCCCGCGCTCTCCAAAAGTATCCCCGCGACCTAATCTGGGTGAGTATCCAGTGTATCCTCCGCCGAGATCGAGTGGCCAATTGTCGAAAGTAAACGCGCTACTATCCCGAGAGCCTGTACCGCCGCTGGCAACACCGCCTAGAGAGTCTCTTATCACCCAAGTCACTAGCACACCTAACCCGCCCGCACTCTGTGTATATGAGATGCTTGGCGCCCCTTTATCCACCGCCCCAATACTCGCCCCCCGATACGGCACCGGGTTCGGCATCGCCACGCTGACGCTGTAACTCTGCATCGGGATTACTGTGGCTACGCCGTCCTTGTACTTTATTATTGCGCCACTTACCCCCTCGATCTTGTCCGGCCCGCGGTAACTGTTGGCGCGGGCGAGCGCCGGTTCCAGCAGCACGTTCGGCGTGCCTAGCAGCTTGATCTTCATGACGCCATGTGGCTCGCGCCACCCTTGTTGTAATTCAGCCTGTCGCGCCAGCTCTTCTCTGCTCTGGGCGCGACTGCTCTGGGCGCAGACTTCGACAACATGAGGCGCACGCACCACGCTACGGAGTCGATCTGGTCGTCGTGCTTACCGCCACCGCCAAACTTCAAGAACTCCGTGCGGCACTCGTCGTACCAAGGAGCTTTGGCCGGCCAAAACATCTTTTTAGCCTGCATACGGCCGCGTAGAGGCTGGGCCCGGACAAACTTGTCCGTAAACGGCTTAAGAATCTCGTAACTGGGGTAGTACTGCTTCGCTGCGCATGTCTTTGTGAACGTCGAGGCGAGAGCCTTCCATATCTGGCCGTCTTCAAATCCGATGATGCTCGGCTGCCACTTCTTCGCGTACTCGATGACGGTGTCGATAATGTCCATACCGTCGCCGCAGCGGAAGCGGTAGACGTCGAGGACGTAGAGGTTATCGTGCTCGTCTTGCAGTATTGTGCAGCCAACGGTCCAGTCATTTGCTTCTCCCTCAGTTATAGCGAAGTCCCACGCTTGATAGATGTTCTTCCCGACCAAGTTCAGGTCGCCCTCGTACGTCTGGAACATGTTCTTGGTGAAGTACGCGCCCTCCTCCGGTGTAGGGTTCTGCTGGTACAGTGCCGCCCA